GGCTGCCTGTCAGGTAGCCGGGGTTCCCCATTTCTTCTTCAGCATCTCCCGCTCCGCAGGTGATGCGTTTTCATAGTCCTCCCACTGGCTGCGTGACCACTTCACGCCCTGCGCCCTCGGCTCCTGCAGCAGGTAGCTTTGCTGTGGCCGGATGTGGTGCGCAATGGCCAGCGACAGCACGCAGTCATCGTGTGCACCCGGCTCCGCTTCCGGCTTTAGGGTCTCCGGGTTGCGCACGAACGACAGCATTTCTTCCAGCGTCGTCTCGTCGTTCACGATCTCGATGTCGTCCCGCACGGCTTTGATGAGTTCAGCGAGGATGACCGGCCGCGTCTTCGTGTTCGTTAGAAAGCCGAACGACTGCCGGACTTTGTGCGTGTAGTCGTCGATGGTCTCCCGCACATACTGGCGCGGATACCGCAGCCGCTCCAGTTCCATGACAGGGTATGTGGAAAAGTTCGTCTCCAGGCCGATGAGCGCCGTGTTGTAGTGCAGGCCCAGGCAGTAGACCTGCCGGGCGAAGACGTCCTCGTCGAATTTCCCGCGAAGCTGCGCCACCTGCACGCCGGTTCTGTTGTCCAGCACCTGTGCCACGAAGCTGTCGCTGCCCTCTCCGGCGGTGTCTCCGCCGATGACATACGGCACGCCCGGCTCTGGCTCGCGGTAGATGCGGATGCAGCCGGTCTTGTCGTCCGTCCAGCTGATCGAAGACAGCTTCACGCCGTCGTCGTCAAATTCAAAAATGCCCGTGCGCTTCGGCGGCCGGATGGCCTGCAGCCTTGCCGCCACAGCCTTGCCGTCGAAGACCGTCTTTCCGGTCACGCCCCACATTCCCAGGCAGTAGACCTGGTAGTAATACTCGTCCGTCTCCTGAAAGCTCTCCAATGTCCGGATGGCCGCGTCGTCCAGAAAGCGGTTATCCTTGTAGGTGGACTCATGCACCCGCGCCCGTGGGTCTTTTCGGTCGAAGAACCGTTTCTTCAGCCAGTGCTTGATGCTGATCGGGTTGAAGGTGAGGATGATCTGCTGATACTCCCGCGTCCGGCCGCGCAGTCGGATGTCCAGCTGGTTGAAATCTCCCTCCAGCAGTTCGCTCGCTTCTTCAATCCAGATGCCCGTGATGTTGTAGATCGACTTCAGCTTCTCGACGTCGTCCAGACCTGCGAAGATGATCTCGCTTCCGTTGCGGAATGAAATGGCGAGGTCTGTTTTGTTGGCTTTGTATCCGCTGTCCGGATAGAAGTCTGCCAGCTGTCCGAGCAGCTGCTTGAAGCAGCTCTCCCGCAGCGTCCTGGCGACCTTCCGGCAGACCAGGAACCGGTGCCCCGGCTCCGTGATGGCCCGCTCCAGAATCTTTCGCCCCGCGAAGATCGACTTTCCGGAACCGCCGCCGCCCTTCAGAACCAGGTATCTGTGCTCGTCCCAGAACAGCGGCAGGAACGTGTGGTTGTTCGTCTCCCGGAGATTCCGGAACCACAGCGCACATTCGACCTTCAGGTCAAGTTCCTTCTGCGTCTGCTTCTTCGCCATCGTCTTCTCGCTCCGTCATAAGCAGCGCGTCGCGTTCCTCGGCCAGCAGCGCCAGCTTGTCTGCAATGCGCAGCTCACCGGCCCCCATCGAGCTGCGTGTCTTTTCGCCCAGCTCAACTTCCTGCTTCTGCCGCCAGCCGTAGTTGTTCTGCAGATTGAAGATGATGCCCTGCAGTCCCTTCTCCCGCGTCAAAAGCTCCTGCTCCAGATACGCTTCAATCCGTGCTCTGGCTTCGGCTACCACGTCCGCCAGCTCCGGATGCAGCGTCGGGTCTGCGTAGTTCTGCCAGGTGCTGCGATCAATGCCCAGCTGCAGGCACAGTCCGGCAATCGACGGCGGCACAACGTACTGCAAAAGCTGAATCTCATCACCGTCGTCGTTCCGGATGATGCTGCCCGTGTCGTCTCTGGCCGGAATCGTGCGCGAAATGCTGCGGAAATACCGTTCCGTTTCCTCCCGCAGCTTCTTTCTGGTGTATTTTTTGGGCCTTCCTGCCGCCATCTGTGCCACCTCCCGTCCCGGCGCTCTAAGGTTCCCGCGCGTGCGCACCCGTATGCGCGCGCTTGTCGTGGGGAAAAATTCAAATATGCTCTCCGCACCGCTCAAATCCCGCCTAATGCGCGGCGCCCTCCCGCAGGGTCTTGCTGCAATATCGAGTGCATGCCCCGTCACGATGCCATGATACTGGAAAAGTCACGTCACGAAGTGTCAACTTTTTCGGCACCTTGCACAAAAAGCAGGGCTGCACGCCTGCAGTCCCGCTTTTCGTTGCCCGAATTATAGCTTTTTTGGGAAATCCTCGTAGTACCTTCGCACCATTCGGTGCAGTGTGGACTTGCTCAGGCAGTGCTTCATGCACACCGCCGTCGCCGTCGCGTCTGTTGTCACGAACTCAAACAGCGCCTGGTAGCTCTCCCCGCCATGTTCCAGGCACAGGTTGAGGATAACCCGCTGGTCTTCTTCCGGCAGGTCTTTGTAAAGGCGTGAGGTGAAATAGATATACCCCTGCCGGTTGTAGTCTACCTTCACGCCAGATTTGAAACGGAACATTCCCTCACGCCCTTTCTCTTACGCAGTCGTCTGTCTCATGCGCCTGCGAAGCTCTCGCGGATGACGCCGCCGCGCACCCGGAAGCTGACGACGTGGTATCTCCTCAGTGGGTGGATGTACGTCACCGTCCCCGTGAATGGCTTGCGCTCCTTCTTCGGCTGCTTTCTGTCTTTTGCTTGGACGATCTCCGTCTCCCCGAATGTCTCCGGGATTCTCTGTACGATGTCTCCGATCTTCATGTTCATATCTCCTTGATCTCGATTCCGTATCTGTCCTGCATCATCTTCCGCTTGATGATATACTTCTGTGTCCGCGTCGCCCGGCTCTTCACGTCCTCGACGATCTTCTCCCAGCCGGTCTGCGTCTTCCGCTCATAGCAGAAGTCCGCGCAGTACCGGATGGCGCGGATGCGTCTTCCGTCCGGCGTGGTGTATGCTTCCTGCAGCGTGAAGTCCTGCTGCAGCCGCAGCTCGCGGATGAGTCCTGCCTGCAGCATGGCTTGCAGTTCCCGAAACCTTCCGGCCTCCTTCTTGCTGTCAAAGCGGATGCCCTCTGCCATCTCCGGCTCGTTCCGGTACTTCCTGGCCTTCTGTATCTGCGCTGTTTTGAGCTGAGCGAGTGCCTGCTGCTGCGCACGCAGCGGCAGGTCTTCCAGCCGTATGCCTATCGTCCCCACCTCCGTCTCATCTCGAAGTGAATATAAACGCCCTTGTTGACGGCGTTGCGGACATAGCTGATGGATGTCAGCTGGTATTCCGGATACCGCTGCTCCAGCTGCACCCATGCGTTCTTTTCCTCGATGGCGTCTACCAGGCTTCCCACCTCGTCCATCGTGATCTTCCCGTCGTACTGGGCAGGCTCCGGCTGCACCAGGTTCCGGCTCTGGTTCCAGTGGCGGAAGAACAGTTTGTCCTTCGCGATATAGTGCGCAAGGCCCGTTACGCCATCCGGCCCGAACTGCAGACGGATGCTGTTTGCATAGCCGCGTCCCCACAGCTTCTCGATCTCATCGCGGTCGAGTCCGCCGCTGATGATGAGATGGTGGTGGATGCGGTTTGTCTTCTTTCCGTATTCCGTGCAGCTGATATACTTGAACTCCTTGCCGAGCTTGGTGTACCGCCGCTTCAGACGGCGGATGTAATTCTGCAGATCGCGCTGAGCACCTTCTTTTGTCTCTGGCTCTTCTCCCGGCCGGTAGGTGAGATGCAGAGCGATGTCGTCTTCCGTGAAATTCGTATGTACCAGGCGCGTGAGTCTCTTCTCCGCGTTCTTCTGGTTAAGTCTTCTCTGAATCTCGCTCGTCGGCTTGCAGCGGCTGCGTCTGCGGCCTGGCTTCTGAAACACCGGATATATGTCCGCGTCCATGTAATTGCCGCAGACATATACGCTTTCGCGGATGAAGGTGCGCCCCTGATACATGGCCCTGTGTCCTCCTTCAGAGAATGGTTGCTAAGTTAAGATTGCTTACAAGCCTTAATTCGCGCGTACGCGCGAATATATAATGTATATGGCCAGCCTGCCATCGTCAGTGCCGGGAGGCTGTCCCCGGCAGACAGGACGCGGCTGCGCCCTGTTTCGGCTAATGTTCTTTCTGAATGAAGTATCCTCGGCACCAGGCTGGCGGCCTTCCGTCTGCGCAGCCGTCCATTCCCGTCGGAAATAACTGTGTAATTCTTCCATAGCAGGTGCTTGGCTGCAGCATCTGGATTCCGTCCGGCCTCGGAGGCGTCTGCTCCGCCGCGCCTGCGCGGTACCCGCAGCGAAGCGCCGTCATGCCGCCCGGCTGCTCTTCGCGGAAGGCCCGTGCGCAGCTGCTGCATCCCTGCTTTCTCGTCACGCTGGCCCCAGCTTTTCTGTCTCGCACGCTCTGGCAATGAGCGTCCATCGCTGCTTCCATGTCATATCCGCCGCAATGATGGCCCGCAGCCGGTCGACGCCCTCTACCTCGACCGTTCCATACGCCTTGTGCGTCACGCGCCAGCGAAAGTTCTGCGTCTGTTTCTGCATCGTGCGCTCCTTTCTGCGCCGATCTGCACGCGCACAGGCGTGCAGATCATAGGTAGATTCCGGATTAAAGGCAGAAGCCGAAGGCCACGCCAATGGCAACGCTGGCGTAGTCACTGTACGCAATGCCGCTGCTGCTGACCATGCAGAAACACGCGGAGTTGCTGGCATGCGGCGAGCGGAGCCAGTACCACCATGTTCCTCTTCCCGGAACTTCCTTCACGCGGCTGCGTTCCGAGTCAAACAGTTCAAACTGTTCGTCTCCCAGATCGCTGGGCGCCCACTCAGCTGCCGCCTTTGCGCCGAACATTTCCGTAAACGACGGCAGCCACAGCTTGTCCTGCGTCTGCACTTCTTCGCCGTTGATCTTCTGCCGGATGGTGCGCGGCACGATCATCTCCTGCAGCTCTTTCGGCAGTCGAGGCAATACATCTTCGTTCAGCCACTTGCGCATCGCGCTGTCCTTCCAGCCGCCTTTGTTCGTCGCGTAGTCGTTCATTGCGCGCATCTTCTCCATGCAGTCCTTCAGTACAACCATCACGCGGCCTTCCTTCGTGACGTGCACTACCTGCGCCGTCAGCTGCTCAAACACATCATTCTCATTGTCTGCGTCCGCCTCAAGGCAGATCGGGAACTCGCTGCCGACCTCCAGCATGATTTCCGCCAGGTTCATCTGCTCCTGCACGGTCTTCAGCTGCGCCCAGTCCGTCGTGATCGTCGTTCTTTTTGTGATGTCAAACATAGCTTTTCCTCCTGAATCTGTCCGTCAGCCCATCGTCTCCGCCAGATCGAGCAGCAGCCCGATGGTCTCATCGTACTTTGCCTCCAGCCGCAGGGCGCAGTCTTCCATGCTCTCGTCTCCGAATGGGCAGGTGAAGTGGCCGACTTCATCGCAAACCCGCCGCCCACATTCGTTCGCCAGCTCTACGATCTCCCTGGCCCCCTTCAGCCTTGTGCGCAGCTTCTGAAACTGTTCGATCTTCTCCGGGCTGAGAATCTGGTGCTCATACAGCCCCAGCTGCTGCACAATGTCTTCTTTCTTCTCCGCGCTCCAGTACCCGCTCTTGATGCCGCTGCAGCGCTCTGCCGTCATAGCCTTCATGCCGTCACTCCCACGCTGCGTCTGCCTTCTGCGGCACAACCTGCTTGTGGTGCGCCCCGCATTTTTCGCAGTAGTAATACCGCGTGCTGCCGTCTGTCCGCTCCAGAACCCATGCGTGATTGCACTGGCTCCGGTCCGGAACCTTCGGCAGCCGCTGCTCCAGACGTTCCAGTTTCCGCCTGCGCCACTCGTCCACATCGTCCCGGCAGTCGTGCAGCAGCATCATCTGCTCCAGCATGATCTGCACGTCCGCAATCTCTTCGGCGATGGCGTCTGCGTTGTCCTCTCCGCGCACGCTTTTGCAAAGCTCCTTCTGCAGCTCAGAAAGTTCCTCCGCTGCCACGACGCTCTGCATCTCTGCGCCCCAGGTCCGCAGCGCCCTGCTGCAGAGCGTGCGCATCTCATCCAGCGTTTCGTCGTCCAGGCCCGGTGCCGTGCCTTTGCGGTTCGCCTTGTTGAAAACGTCCCACTGCAGCCGGTATCCTTCCAGCTCCCAGAGCTTGTTTGCGATATGCTCCAGGCAGATGCGCTCGCCCGTGCGCTTGTCGTAATTCGCCGGGTCGACGCACGCGCTGTCCGCTGTCAGAACGAACCCGTTCTTCAGCTTCGCCGTTACCACCGTGCATTTCCCGAACAGCGTCAGTGTGCGGATGTCCGCTTCGCCGAGAAGCGCGTCAATTCTCTCCTTGGTAATCTTAATGTCGCTCATAGCGTATCCCTCCTTCACATTCCCGGCGCCTCAATGATGCGGACACCGTATTCCTCTGCGCAGGTGTGCTCGATCTTGCATCCGCGTGCGCCTTCCCAACCTGTTGCAAAATATGCAATATCTGCTGTTGCGAGCAGCTTCAGGCTTTCGCCCAGGAACCAAAGCGGCCGGTTGCACGCCGGGGCGTTTTCAAAGTAGCTGTCGATGATCTCGACTTCGTCCCCGACGGCCTCTTTCGCCTGGCAGATCGCGGTCTTCCGCTCCGCGAGGATTTCCTCCTTGCTTTTGCCCTGCATAGGCTGCGATATGAATAGCTTCTTCATTCGTGTATCCTCCTTCATTTGTCTGTCAGTTCTACTGCGATCTTCGCCAGAGCGGCGCTAACTGTCCAGTCTGCAGCCAGCAGCGACGCGCTTCGACTGAACTCCTGCGCCAAGGCGCAAAAGGCATCTGCGTTGTGGTCTTTAACGGCACTCCACATTTCCTTGTGTACTTTCTCGATGTCACTGTGCATCTGCTTCAGATTTTCCAGATACTCCTTCAGCTCTGCCCAGGCCTCACGGTCTGATGCGTAGCCGCGCCCCCGGCTATCCATGATGTCTTTCAGCATCTCAGCCATAGCGGACTGGATGTTCCCGGCCAGTCTTGTCTTGGGGCTTATATATGCGGTTTCCATGTTGTGTCCTCCTTGTATTTATTTCGCCGCTCCGGCGACATTGGGTTTCATCTGATTTTTTCTGCAATCCTTCTTCAGAATCATGGTCTGCATCCATGGCTCCAGCTCCTGGTCTTTCAGAACTCCGGCGTATTTGAAGTATTCGCAGCCCAGCATCAGACGGCACCTGTCGCAATCCCGGTCTCGCCATTGTTGCGCAGTCTGCCGCCATCTCTGCTCCCGCTCCGTCATTCTTTCTCCCTCCAGTAGTCATTGAACTTCTTCCCGACGATGATCGGCCTGCACCATTCGCATTGAAAACGGCGCCATGCAGTGTCCCGCTCGCCGCTCTCATCTCTGTAGAGCATCGCAAACGGGACAAACCCGGCCTGCATGGTTTCGTGCAGCCTGCGCTCTGCATCCTCAAAGCTGTCTCCCTCATACCCGACCAGCACATAGCAGCGCATATTGTGCCTCGCCGGTCTGAAGCCTGAAGCCCGCAGCTTTCGCCCCATTTCGATGAGCGGTTCGAGATCGTCCTTCGTGTCATACGCTGTGTAAAGCCTGTCCGGCCGCACGTCGTAGAGCAGGTCTGCCTGCCATTGCTGCAGCAGTGCTGGCTCAAGGCCCCCAGAAAACACTGCCGGATGCTTCTGCCTCTTCAGCATCGTGCAGACATCTCTGAAGTGCTGCTCGCTTGTGCCCAGTATGTTGTCGTCGAGGATGTTCCAGCCGTCTGTGATCGGCAGTTCGCGAACTGTTCCTCGTGCGCAGCGCGGCACGGCGCAGAACCAGCAGTCCTTCGTGCAGCCGCGCGAGGTGAAGACCAGACCGTCGCGCAGATACAGCCCTGGTGTGAAGTCGCCCATCCGATCATCGAACGCCGGGCCTCCAACCTCGACCGGCACGCCGAGAATCTGCCAGGCGTAATAGAGGTCTTCCGCACGCGGTACGTCCCATGTGAACGTCACGGAAATGTGCACCTCGGTCACGTCCGCTTTGATGCAGTCCGCGATATTCTCAATCGTCGGCTCTTTGAAGAACGTCAAGCCGTCTCTCGGTGACATGGCAGTCCTGCGCGGAAACACGCGAGCAATCATACCCGCACAACTCCTTCCGCCGCGTCCTTCTCTCGTTTTTCTCTGCACCACTCTGCGATCTCCGGGCAGTTGAACCTGCCCACGCAGACCTCTTCGTCGCACATCGGGCAGCACACCCATGGCGCCTCCCGCATATACGGGTCAACCTTCTGCTCCACGATCTTCTCTCCCTTCCACGCGGTACAGCCTGCCGCTTCGCAGCGCATACAGCCCTCCGACCGTCAGCTCCACCGGCCAAGGCATGATCTCCGCCCGCTTCGACTCCCACGCAATCTCGCCGCTGTTTCCGATTTGCACGCGGCGCACCCGATACATCATGGTCTTTCCTCCCTAACTTTCGTATGGAGACGGCCAGCTCCAGTCCCAGTATTCGCCGCCGTCCCACTCGGTTCTGAATGTGTTGTGTTTCCCGTCGCCGCCGAAGAAGAGATATTCCGGCGGCAGCACACGGCCCACATCTGTCTCGCCCTGTTTTTCCCGCTGCCATCTGTCGATAACATCCAGCGCCAGTTCTTTGAGTACCGGAAGCACCGGGTTCGTCGGGTCATACCCGTGATACTGTGCGCTCTGCGTGACGACGCCGATGATGTTGTCCGGATAATACGGGTCATCGCTGTCTACGCGGTTCAGGATGTTCCAGTAGATCGCGGCCCACTCCGTCTTCGACTGGCAAATCCAGCCCTCGCCGAAGCACGCCTGCGCCATGTACCGGGCCTCTTCGTCCCAGTCCTGCTCCGGCTCCGGTTCTTCTTCCGGTTCCGGATTCTGAGCGGGCGGCTCGTCCGGCTCCAGCTCCTGCGTCACCGGCTGCGCGGCTGCGGCTTCAGCCGCCTCTTTCGCTTCCTGCTTGCTGCGGTGCCGTGCAGTGCAGGCCAGTACCACGCCAGTTGCCAGGATGCACACTGCTACCAGCAGCTGCAGCTGGCGGATTCTTCTCCGCCGCCTCCGGGAGTACCTGCGTCTATGGCCTTGCTGCATACCGGAATCCTCCCGCCGCCCAAGTAAGCAGCACGCCAGCCACGCCGGTTCCCATCACGCGCACCGTTCCGATGCCGAGCGCCATGGTTCCGTTCTCCATACCACCGACGACGCCCAGCAGAAGCAGAAAACAAAGCGCCGCCAGCACGCCGCAAATCCTCCGTCTTGCCCGCACATCCTTCCGGCTGCGGTGCCGTGTTCGCCGCGTTCTTTCGCGCAGCACAATGATTTTCTGCTCCATCTTCCTTCGTCCTCTCTTTATAGGAATGGCAGCGGCTCGCTGCCGCTCAACTCTGTCCATGCACCCGGCAGATCGTCGTCCGCAAGCGGCACGTCTGCGGCTGCGTCCTTCCGGCTGTCCGCAAAATACATACTTTCAACCTGAAGCTCTGTGCTTTTTCGGCTCTGATCGTGCCGGTCTTTCCATGTCCTGGTCTGCATCCGGCCCGCAGCCACAGCCACGCGCCCTTTGGAGAACCACTTGCAGATAAACTCTGCCGTGTTCCGCCAGGCAGTGCAGTCGATAAAGTCGGCGGCTCGCTGGCCGGTCTGCTCGTTCGGTTTTCCATCCCGCTCTACAGCCAGCGTGAAGCTGCAGCAGGCGACACCGGAGTTCGTGTGCCGCAGCTCTGGGTCTGCTGTCAGCCGCCCCATGATGATGCAGTTGTTCAGCATACGCCAAGCTCCCACTTCTTCATAATGTTCTGTGCAGCCCGCTCTGTCAGCCCGATGAAGTCTTCGTCCGTCGTCCCCAGGAGAATGGCGTTCCCGACGATGACGTCATTGTAAGCAGCCGACAAATCTGTCGCCGTCTGATTGACCGGCAGGTTCTGTAGCTTTCCTTCCTCGTTGACGATAAGAGCGAGGCCGACGCCAGACTCCTGGCTCCACCCCTGTGCCAGCGCTGTCGGCACCGCCTCGATGTGGCCTTCCACGATATTCTGCATCTCTTCCAGACTCAAGCAGTCTCCGGGGTAGCAGTGCAGCAGAACGCAGACCCCGTCGGTCTTAATGATGATGGCGTATCTTTCCATGTCTTCCTCCTATCCTTCGATCGCTGCCGTGATGTTGTCGATGGCGTCCTGCAGACTGTCATAAGCGTCCGACAGATTGCTGCAGGCCTCGTCTTCCCGCTCGTATTTCTCGCTGCCCTGAAGGTTCTCCGGCATATTGTCCCGGTGCTCTTCCTCCTGTTCCTGCAGTTCCTGGAGCAATTCCTGCAGCGTTTCAAGCTGGTCTGTGATCTCTCTCAAATCCTTGCGCCTGAGCTTGTTCATACCGTCGTTCCTTTCTCATTCGATACTCACATTGCGGGCAAATGTACCAGCCCTTCGTGGCGAAGAGGCTTACGTTCCAATCCAGCCCGCATCCGATGCACGTCTCATACCTGTTGCCCGGAATCCTGGCGCGTCTCGCCGCCTGTGTTCTGGCCACGCCGTCTGCACCTCCCGTCGTTCTCCGGATTCTTGGAACCCTTGTTCCGCCGGGCGAGAGCAGCTTTGCGCTGCGCCAGCTCGGCATCGTAGACTCTCCGGCCCAGCTCGTCCATCTCACCGGTGTCGCCGCGCTTCAGCTCGCGGTAGATCGTGACGTAACACACGCCGATCTCGACGGCGATCTCTTCTGCGCTGTGCCCTGCGTTGTGCATCTGCTCGATGCGCTTGCGCTCAAACAGCTGCAAATCCTTCGCGCCGCGCCGGACATTTGCCTTGCTTTCCATGCTCTGCACCTCCTGTCTCACATTTCTGCGCATAAAAAAAGAATTGCAAGAAAGGCTTAAAACCTTTTCTTGCAATTCATTTTACAAGGCACGTCCGTAAATTGCAAGAGTTAATTTCAAAAAATCCGAAAAATTTTTCAGCTCAGCGAGGCCACAAACTCGTCGAACAGCATCCCTGCCGTCTTTCCGCCCAGGAGCTTGCGCGGATAGTTGTTCATCCAGTCCTGCACGGCGCTGATGTCTTCGTCCGGAACGGCGTCCAAGTCCGTCCCTTTCGGGAAGAACCGGCGGAACATCCGGTTCTGGTTCTCGTTGGTGCCGCGCTCGTTGCTGCGATAGGGATGGCAATAGAAGACCTGCGTGCGCCGCTCGCCGGTCTCTTTGCTCGTCATCATTCCCTCGTAGTCCATAAACTCGCTGCCGTTGTCCACCGTGATCGTCTTGAAGATGCGGCTGAACTTGTTGCCCCAGCGCCGCTCCAGCTGATCGAGCTTTTCCACGACGCACTCCATTGTGCACGCCGCCATCGGCAGAACCAGCTCTGTCCGCATCGCGCGTTCCGATAGCATGAGCGCACACTTGCGGCCATTCTTCTTTCCTTTCACCGTGTCCATCTCCCAGTGTCCTTCTTCCTTCCGCTCATCGATCTCCGGCGGCCGGTTCTCAATGCCTTCTCCTGGCGCCTGCCGTTTGGCCTCGCGCACCTTCTTGTATTCCCGCTTGTGCTCGCCGCGCTGCGGCAGGTCTTTGTTCGTGATGGAAAAGAAAACATCCCCGCTGTTGATGTAATTGTAGATCGTCTTCTCGCAGATGTCCACGTCGAACTTCAGCCCGCGCAGCTTGATCTCCATGATGACTGCCGCCGGGGAATAGTGTTCCCGCCCAATCTTCTGCTCGATGAAATCATGCAACGCGAAGTCGTGGCCGAGCTTAATCATGCCGCCTTTCGCCCGCTTGTTCTTCTCATACTGCGCCTGCGCGATGTCCGCCGAGTACCGTCGCTCTGTCGTTAAGTTGCTCAGCGTATGCTCATACCACACCCCGTCGCGGCGCAGCTCGCGCCAGATGGTCTGATAGGTGACGTGCAGCCGGTCTGCAATCTGCTGGATGCTGGCCTTCTCGCGCAGCATCATCTCGATCTTGATTCTGTCTCTGTACTGCAGGTGCTTAAACGTCCGCTTCATCTGTTCCATCTGTCCGGCCTCCTATTGCCATTTCTTGCTTTTTATTCTAAAGCTGATTAAGCCGAAATGTCAAGCCATCAAAAAAGGCCTCCCTGCTGCGCAGCAGAGAGGTCTATTCTTTTCCAAGCAGCCAGTCCGTGCTGACGCCCAGTACACCGGCGATGACCGGCAGTTCGAAGTCTGGCACCACGCGCTTCCCAGTTTCAATTCTGCTCACTGCCATCTGCCCAATCTGAAGCCCGGCCAGCTGCAGCTTCGCCGCCAGCGTGTCCTGGCTCATTCCAGCCTTTATCCGCGCCTCACGCACCCGCTTGCCGCATAAGTTGAACCGTCCATCCAGAGTATAGAGCCGCACCGCTCCGCCTCCCTATAATCATCTTTTGCATAATCTTGCTTGAATTTAACATATCTTCGTGGTAATCTTATAAAAAAGATGATTAAAATGAAAATTTTGTGGAGGTGTAGCCATGTCTGTCGATTATTACGCTCTCCTAGGTGTCCCCAAATTCTGCAGTTCGCAAGATGAAATACGCCGCGCATACCTTGCGCAAGCTCGTTTTTTTCACCCGGACGCAGGGAATGTTTCGCCTGAGATCGCACACCAGAAAATGCAGGAGCTCAATGCGATCTACGATACGCTGAGAGACCCCGATGCCAAAAGGCTATATGACGCTAAACTCCTTTCTCCGGTAAAGGCCGAAGCGTCTCCTATTTTTTCAACTTCGCCCGCGCCGCCCACTCAGCCACCACGTCACGCCTCGCGGGCGCCTTCTAGGTTTAAGCAAACTGTTGTCGCTCTTGCTAGCATTGCAGCCACATTGTTCGGGTGTCTTGCTCTCATCTGCATTTCCTCCAATATAGGAAAACCTTCAGCCCCGACCGCAACGGCCGCTGAAGCAGTCAATACTCCGGTGACTGCGCAGCCATCTTCGCCGCCAGCTTCTACCATGAAGCCCTTTCCCGTGCCGGACAGCGGGGAGGTGTTGTATCACGATCAGCAAGATCGTGTTGCCCCTTTTACCATCGAAACGTCCGGCAGTGGGTACTACGTCGTTAAATTGAAAGATCATATTTCTGGTGTTGATGTGCTGTGCGTTTTTATCCATGCTGGTGACACCGTCGATGTTGATGTGCCGCTAGGCGACTTCGATCTTTTCTATGCTTCCGGCGACGTATGGTATGGTTTGAAGTGTTTATTTGGCGACGCTACAGTGTGTTCAAAGTCTACCAGCCTTTTTGACTTCAGCGAAATAGACGGATATGTGAGTGGCTGGACTGTCACGCTCTATCCTGTTTACAACGGAAATATGCAGACAGTCTCCATAGGCATCGATGAATTTTAGATCAAGCGCCACCAGGTTCCCCTGGCGGCGCTCTTTCTATGTCCATCTGCTAGTCTTCCTGCTTTGCCTTCTCGCGCTCTGCGATCACCTGGCTGCCCACGCGCTCGCTGTACGGATTGTTCTTCGCGCTCTTGCTTCCGGTGAACAGCTGCCAGAGCACGGCCCGCATCTCGTTTGTCAGCTGCTGCGGCCCGTCGCCGCCCGGCAGCATAATGCCGCTGTGTCCGTTCAGCGCATCGATGGCGTTCTCAATCTCTTCGCCCTTGTAGCTTCCGTTCCCATCCTCGTCGAACTGCGGCAGGATTTCCTTCAGCTGCACCCACGTTCTTGCCTCGATGCCGTAGCTGTCGGCGATCTCGTATTTCTGCTTTGTCGAGTCCTTCATCACTGCGAGCAGTGCGTCGCGCTGCGCACTGGTTCCATCCACCGCGTCGATGGCTGCCCGCCACTTCTGCACGTCGGATACCGTTTTCTTCCCCTCATCCGGCGTAAGCTCTGCCATACCGAGCGCCACGTCCTTCGCGCTCTGTGCGTCCAGCCCGCCATCAATCGCGTCCAGATACTTGTCCACGGCTCCTGCCAGCTTCAGCTCCAGATAGTCCACCATCTCTCCGCCCGTTGCCAGCACGTCGTCCGCCTTTTGCGTCGAGGTCTTCACCTCGTAGTCGTCGAAGACGGCTGCCTTTGCTTTCTCTCCGGCGTATTCGTACAGCCCGCTCAGCATCTTCTCCCGCGTCTCGTCGTCCGCCGTCTGGAACACGTCGCTTGCTGCCAGCGCCACCAGCCTGCTTCCGACGGCGCTGCTCCACGTCTTATCGTAGACCTGCTTCTGATAGGCCGAGAGCTTGCGGTCTTCGCCGTCAACGCTGATGCTGCCCGGCGTATCAGACGGAACCGCCTTTGTGAATCCACCTTCGTAGAGAGAAGCAAGCGTTTCGTTCGTCGTCTCGTCCGTCTCCACGCGCCGGTTGTGCAGGGTGTCGCTGATCTTGCGCTCCAGTTCCGCACCGCGCAGGCCCTTCATCTGGTTTTTGTTCGCCGTGGCCAGCGCATCGTCATATGCCGCCGCAAGCTCCGGCGAGGCCCAGCGCACCGTGCCGATCAGATATGCCTCCAGATTGTTGACCGAGATGCCCGGCAGATATGTTGCCGCTGCGGCCGCCAGGTCTTTGATGCCGCCGACAATATCTCCGCTGTGCCGGTGCAGGTATTCGCCCAGGCTTCCGCCGTTCTTCACGACGTCCGCTGCGTCCTTCAGCACATCCAGACCGTTCTGCCCCTGCTCCACGATGGTCTCCACAACGTCGGACAGCTGCTCCAGGCCCGGCGTGTCGATGCCGTACCACTTGTCGCCCGTAATGATGTTGCCGATGACGTCCGCAAGTTCTTCTCCGTAGGTGACGATACCAGCCAGGTCTCCCACCAGCCCCAGCGCCATTTCCTTTGCCACGCTTCCTGCTGTAAGATTCCCGTCCTCGTCGCGGTACGCCTTGCCCTTGCGCTTCCAGAGGTTCATCAAGAACTCGATGCCCTGCGCCCAGATGTACCCGCCGACGGCTGCCAGGAACGCAACGCCCAGACCGCGCTTGGCCTTGTTGTAATTCTCCGTGTCGCCGATTCGCTTGTAATATTCCGCCTCACCGGCACGCTGCCGCAGCGCATTGTAGGTCTGCGAGCTGTCCGACTTGAACATCGTAAACGCCCGCGTCACCGGATTCTTGCTCTTGCGCAGCGTACCCTGGTGCATCTCGTCCGAGGTGGACTGGCTTCTAGCCACCGCTTCGTTGAATACTTCTGCAACCTTCTGATAGAACGGGCTGCTTCCGCTGTCGATCTGCTCCTGGTTTCCGGTCTCCAGCTCCGGGAACTCAGCTCGTACCTTGTTTTCCGCCCACGGCCACAGCACGCTCGCGGCCCAGCCGTCCATGGCGGTGATCGCTCCGCCGCCGAAGATAAAGTTCGTGAACTTGTTTGTCTGTGTCCAGTTCGGATTTTCCTTCAGCTGCTTGGTTTCCGGCGTGGAATAGCCCAACGTTCTCCAGTCCAGCTCCTGCGTGTACTTCTCGATCAGGCTCCGGTCAATACGTTTCACCTGTCCCGGCGAAGGGAAGTTCTTGAAGTCCAGCCACGCACCAGCCAGCGGAATCGAGCCGAGCTGCTTAAAGACGATGGACGGGTTCGCCCCGAACACGGCGCCGATGTAATTGCTGAAGACTTTTTCTGCGCCCATGCTCACGCTGTCGCGCGTGCTGGCTGCGCCGCCCTGCAGCGTCTGCACCAGGTCTTGAATGTACTTCAGGCTCTCGTCGCCCCAGTCGTGGGTGATGATATCCGCCATGGAGTTTTCCCGCTCGCGCCAGTTGAGCAGTGTCTGCCAGTTCCGGGCTGGAATCGCCATGCCCACGAACCGTGCCGTCTGCTCCACATGACGTTCAAAGGCGTCGAAGGCGCCGATGTTGTAGCTCGGATTCTTGGAGAATTGGCGGCTCTTCAGATTGCCGACACCTTCTGCCGTTGCGTCGTAGACACCCAGCTCGCTCTTGGTGTAGTTGGAGTTGGTGTAGATCGGCGTATAGTTCTTGCTCATGGCCTTGTCGTACCCGTAGAGAATGTTGGAAACGCGGTTGATCTCCTTCTTGGCAAACACGTTGTAGTATTGCTCCAGTGCCTGTGCCAGCTCCTGCTCTTCCGGCGTTAAGCTGCCGACGATTGCCTTCACAGTCTCCGGCGCCATGCGCACGGTCTTGCCCTGGGCAAAGGCCTCGCGACGCTTGCCCTGGCTGTAGAGCGTTTTGTCGGCGAAGGTGCGGCCGCCTTCCATGTGCCGCAGGTTTTCCGTGCTCTTGCTCTCCAGGTACATATGCACCTTCTGCGTCGGCGTCATCCAGACCGTGATCGTGTCTCCGAACTTCGGCGGCTTGCCGACCTCCAGTACGCCGACCAGCTGCGGAATCTTCACCTCATACCAGATGCCGTCGTCGCCCTGGCCGTCTGCCTTCTTGGCCCAGTCTTCATGCTCCGTCAAGAACTCGCGCAGCTGCTTTGTTGCGCTTACCGTGTAGTCGCGGATGTCCCGCTCGCCCTTCTCCAGCTGCTTGGCCATGGAGTACCACGCGCTGTTCGGGTTCCAGCCTGCCATGCGCTGCATCACGTTCATCGGGGAGAGCTGTTCCTGATTGAACAGGCTGTCCAGCTTCTTTCCCTGGCGTGCTGCTTCGCCTGC